TCGCCACCGTCTGCACGCGCGACGCTGGTAAGCGGAATTCGATCCGATACCAGGTATGTCACCGCCGTTTCACTGCCGGCAATCGCTGCCGTGGCTGCTTGTGCCCACGTCACCGGCACATGGCCGCGATTCGAACCGATGGCGGCCGCCACCTTGTAAAACGATCCGCCCACCTTGACCTGGCTCGTTTCATCGTTGCTGCTGCGCCCGCCGTGTTCTGAGACGCCCACCGTGCATCGGAAGCCGGTGAGCGTGTTGGCGGTGCGGTTAACGATGACCAGGCGCACCGCGACGAATGGCCGATCCACTGCGAGCTTCACGCCGAAGCTGCCCAGCGTAGACCTGTTCGGCGTGGCATTCACAGTGGCAGCGCTGGCCCTGGTGGCAGGAAACCATTTCAGCATGCCGGCGTTCGATACTTTCGAGATTGCGCCGGACCCGTATTCAGCAATCATGGCGTCAACCGAAATTTTCTCTGCCGTCGACAGCTGCTGAGGCGTTCCTTGTTCATGCAACGTCGATGCCCAATGCACGCGGAAAAGCCCGGTCGCAATCAGGAGCGCCGCCTCATCGTCCGACACTTCCCCAATGATTCCAGCCCGCCAAGAGCGGCTTTTCCCGGTGATCGCGGTTTCGAACCAGCGTTCGTCGGTGCCGGTGAATTGAAGCTGCACGCTCATGGTGTGTTCTCGCTTTCAGTGGTGTTCAGGCCTGCGCGTGGTCGTCCGTGTCTTCGCCCGCGGCACCCTTGGTGCTGCGCTGTCCCGCCGCGTCCTTGTTCCTGGACGCCGCCTGGTGGGCCTTCCTGGCCCAGCCCTCGGCCACCGCCAGCTGCGCCACGTCGTCGCTCACGCTCACGGGCTTGCCCACGGGCTCGTAAGCTTCGACCTGGTGGCCGCGGTGGGCGTAGCTGAAGGGCTTGGTGACGATGATCTCGGGCATGCTTTTCTCCTGTGCGTTGGCTTGCCGCCGGGGCGCAGTGCAAGCGCCTGCGCCCCGGCGGTGGTCGGCCTGGTGCGTGGTCAGGCCGTGCCGAACTTCAGCAGCTTGATGGCCTGGCTGTTGACCACGGCACCACCCACCCGCTTGGTGGTGTAGAAGCCAACGTAGGGCTTGTTGGTGTACGGGTCGCGCAGCATGCGCATGCCCATGCGGTCCACGATGGTGTAGCCGCGCTTGAAGTTGCCGAAGGCGATGCTCAGGCTGTTGGCGGCCTTGGCGGGCATGTCCTCGTTCTCTTCCACGTTGAAGCCGAGCAGGCGGATGCCAAGGCCGCTTTCCTGAATGTTGGGCTGCCACAGGTACTGGCCCGTGCTGTCCTTGATGCGCAGCACCTCGAACAACAGGCCCTTGTTCATCTGCCACAGGGCGCCGGCGCGGTAGCCCTTCTTGAGCGCACCCACCACGCTGAACAGGGCATCGGCCTTGTTGCTGGCCGCGAAGTCGGCCGAGACACCCGTGGCGATGTGCTCCAGCGTGCCGAAGGCGCGGCTGCTGTCTGCCGTGGCCGCCGTGGTGTAGTCCAGGAAGCCCTTGGGCTTGTTCGTGCCGTTGCCGCTGGTGAAGGCGGCGCCTTCGGCCACGGCCAGTTCTTCCATCAGCTGGTCCATCAGCTCGGCCTCGGCGTCGAAGAACATGTCGTCCAGGCTCTGCTGCGTGACCTGCGGGTTGGCGTAGACCTCCCCCATCGGCGGCACCACCTCGGCCAGCTGGCTGGTGTTGGTGGCCGGTCGGGACGCCGTTTCACCAACCCAGCCGCTGGCGATGCCGTTCACGTTGACCAGCTTCTTGTAGTCCGACGTGCCGACGCGCACGATGTTCGACACGCTGCGCATCGGGCTGATGTCGCGCAACAGCTTCTCGATGGCACGGTCGATCTGCTCGGGCACGGCGTAGCCGCCATCGGCCGGGGTGCCGATGCTCCAGGCCTTCTGCATCAGGCCCTTCAGCTCCGAGCTGTCTTCGCCCTTGCGCACGAAGCGGTTGATGAAGGCCTGCTTGTACGCCAGCTTGTCGGCGTTGCCTTCGTCGCCCTTGCCCAGCAGACCCTGCAGGTTGGCCTTGGCTTCGACGCGCTCGATCTCCTTCTTCAGGTCCAGGGCTCGGGCGATGTCGGCCTGCACGGCGGCCAGCTTGGCTTCGAAGTCGCCAGTGGCGCCGCCTTTTTCGAGCTTGGCCAGGCGCTGGTCGTTGACGGTCTTGAAGTCGGTGAAGGCCTGCTGGATGGATTCGACGAGGCCGGTGATTTCGGTGGACATGGTGATGCCTTTCTATGTGGGTTGAGTTCTCAGACGATGGTGGTGCGCAAGGCTTTCAGGGCTTGCTTCACCGCGGCCAGTTCGTCGGAATCGCTCCGACCCAGGGCCTTGACCCGCGCAATGAACGCGGTGGCGGCCGAGCGAGAAAGTCCGCCTGCATCCCGCAGGTATCTTTCGCACTCGGCCAGGGTTTCCAGCGCCAGCACTGCGGACTTGACGTTCGCAATCTGCGCCTGCGGGTTCGCCGGGAAGGTGACGATGCTCACCTCCCACAGGTCGACTTTCTTCAGCGTGCGGATGCCCGTCACGCGGTCATAGCTGTCTTCACGTGGAACAAAGCCGATGCTCAGGCCATTGACGGCCTTGGCCTTCATCAGCGCGCGCGCCTCGCGGGCGCGCACCACGTCGTTCACCAGCAGCTGGCCGGTGAGGAAGAGGCCGTGCGTGTCTTCGGCCATGTCCAGGTGCGGGCCCACCGGCTCGCCGCTGCGGTGCTGCCACAGCACGGGCGGCAGACGGTCCGAAGCCTTCCACGCGGCCAGGCTTTCGGCGAAGGCGCCGGGGGCCACGATCTCGTCATAGCTGTCGACGTTGCCGAACACGCTGCCGTAGCCGGTGAACTTGCCGTCTTCCTCGACGGCCTTGACCTCGAAAGGGCGCTCGATGTACTTGAGTTCCATGGGGTGTTCCTTGCGCAGGGTCAGGCGGCGGCAGCCGGTTCGGGCTCGTCTTCCGGGTCGTCTTCCGGGTCGTCTTGTGGGTCGTTCGTGGCGCTGGTCAGCAGGTTCGCTGGCGTCAGGGGCACGTCCAGGCCGTCGATCGGGTTCAGATCCAGCATCGCGCGGGCTTCGTTGCGCACCATGACGCCGCGCTCGACCAACTTGCTGATGTACTCCGCCGTGTCCTTCAGCGCGCCGCGCAGCAGACCGGTGCCGTCCAGCAGCGTGTAGTAGCCCTGGTCCAGGTCTTCATCGGTCAGCAGGTGGCAGTCGGCGCTCTGCTCGATGCGCTCGTACCAGGGCATCAGCGTGTGCACCAGGTGCCAGATGGCCATCTGCTCGGCGCTGGCGTAGGTGGTGGCCTTGTCCTGCTGCATGGCCATGGCCGGCAGCACGCGGAAGGCGCGGCAGATTTCCTCGACCTGCTGCCGGCGCGTTTCCAGGTGCTGGGCGTCCACGCCGCTCATGCGGTTGGGCGACCACTTCGCGCTGCGGTCGAGCACCAGCGGCACGCCGGCGTTGGCACTGCCGCCGAAGTTGCGCATGATCCAAGCCGTCAGCGTTTCGTGCTGCTTTGCGTCCAGGACGCCATCCACGCTGTAGGTGCCGGTGGTGCGCACGCCCTTGGCATGCAGCTGGCCCTGGGTTTCCTCGGCCGCGGCGGCCAGACCAATGGCCTCACGCGCGATGCGCACGATCTCCATGCCCTCCAGGCCGTCCCAGCTGGGGCCGCGCCAGTGCCACACCTGGTCTTCGGTCAGCGTGCGCATGCCGGCGCCGTCGCGGCCGGTGACGTGGTAGACGATGCGGCTGTCGTCGACCAGCTCGGGGCGCACGCGGTCGGGCGGCAGCACGATGAGCTGGGCGATGCGGCCGTCGCTGCCCACGCGGTTCTTGTAGGCGTAGGCGCGGCCGGTCAGCGCCGCGTGGATGGTCATGGTCTCGCGCAGAGCGAAGCTGGTCTGCCAAGGGTTCGGCTTGCGCCACAGCAGGCGGTACAGCGGGTGCTGGGTGGCCGGCAGGCGGGTGACGCGGCCGTTGGTGGCCACCGTCTTGCGCATCACCTGCCACGGCACCTGGGCCACGCCTTCGGCCAGCACGCGCACGCAGCACAGCACGGCCGTAACCTGCAGCGCGGTCTGCGCGGTGACGGTGGCGCCGCTCTTGGTGGCACCGCCGCCGAACACGCCGGCCAGCAGGGCGGCCAGGCCGGCGCTGCTCATCGGCGTGGGGGTGCTCTTGGCACCGGCGCCGAAAGGCCACAGCCTCACGCTGTGGCCCCCGGGGCGGCGGCGGCGCTGGTGTCTGCAGTCTCCCAGAAGCTGGGGGGCTGCACGCCGCCATTGACCATCGCCCGACCCAAGCCCATGAACAGGGCCACCGGGCCGTCGATCTTGTTCTCTTCGCGCGCCTTCGTGGGGTGCTTCAAGCCGCTGAAGCGCGAGACGCTCACCTCGACGTTGCTCACCATCCAGGTAAAGACCGGGTTGCCGTCGAAGTGCAGCTTGCCTTCCAGCACCAGGTTTTCCACCTGAATCAGCGGCTGGGTGAAGAACATCGGCGCCTGGCGGATTTCCACCAGGGGCAAACCTTCGGCCACCAGTTTGCTGGCGAAGTAGCGGCTCAGCGCCGGGTCGAAGGGAATTTCCTTGACGTCGAAGTCGGTGCAGAACCGCCGCAGATCGTTGGCGATCACGTCGAAGTCGGTGATGTTGCCGTCCGTCATCACCACATGGCCGGCGCGCGCCCAGCCCTGCAGGTGGGCATTGCCGCTTTGCTCCACAGCGG